CTATAACCAAAACACTTAAACCAGAAAAGATTAAATATATTCCTGGGTGGATAAATTTCTTAGCTTGGTTTGGGGGTATATGGTTAATTTTAGTAATCCTATATGTAGTCTATAGAATAATAAAAGCACAAATTCCAATGATATGAAAACAAATTTAATTTTCTTTTTTAGTGCTATGTTTTCTTTCTTTGCTCCTATACAAATGCTTGTATTAATTTTAATGTTTACAATTTTAGTAGATACTGTTGTTAAATTAATATCACTTAAAAAAATAGCTGAAGAAACAAAAAGAAAATATAAAGATGTATTTAAATCTAGAATATTAAGACTAGGTTATTTACATAAGACTGCTGGTTATTTAGTAATGGCAGGAGTTATATTTCCAATTGATTATTATGCATTAACACCATTTATATCAGCAATGTTAAAGGTTTTTAATTTACAGGTTTTAATTGTATCACCTGCACTATGTACTAATATTTTATTGGCAATACTTTGTCTTATGGAAGTATCTTCAATAAATGAAAATTGGTTTGATCTATCAAAAAATAACATTTTAAAAAGTGTATCAAACTCTTTTAATAGAATTAAAAAAACTATTAAGACTGTTACTAGTGCATATAAAGATACAAAAGATGATGTATTATGAAATTAAATATAATTAAAGTAATAAAAAAACTATTTAAGTATTTGAATTTCCTACAGCAGGAAAAAATAAAAGCAATGATTTATTCTAAAATTTAAATATGAGTTACACAAGAGAACAAATAGAAAAAGCAGTTAAAGACAAAGGATTTGTTTGGTTTAATAGTGATAAAGACTATGATGTAAACATTGTAGGAGTAAGAAACTTAAAGCCAGGTAAAAAAGTTACCAATGAATTTGATGATGTGATAACTGTATCTTATAAAGTTAATGGTGTTTGGCAGTATCACGAGTGGAAAAATACTACTGATCCCGGTAAGAAACCTACTGAAATATTAAGACAGTCTAAAGGAGTGGCGAGATTAAAGCCAGGGCAGTACAGAGGGGTGTATAGTGTCTCTTTACACAATGGTAAGTATGAAGCTCTTTGCCAAAGGTTAGGCAATGTTACTGTATATAGAGACAATAACAAGGACACTGTGTATGATGAGAAGATAACAGAGACGGGAATGTTTGGCATTAATATTCATAGATCATCCATCCATAGAGATCCTACTTATGTGGATTATTTCTCTGAGGGCTGTCAAGTATTTAGGTATAATGCAAACTTTGTAGAATTTATGAAGATCATTAACAAATCTAAGGCTGCTTTTGGCAATAAGTTTACATATACTTTAATTGAATCAACAGATATTAAATAATAAAATAAAAAAAATGAAATTTAGAAACAACTGGAACACATCAAGAAAGCAATGGGATAAATTTGCTATAAGATTTAGAGTAGGTATTATAGACTTCTTTACATTAGAGATAGATATCTCTAGAGACTTTTATATGCTAACAATATTAAACTTTACAATTAAAAACAGATAATCATGAAAGATAGTAAAAATCAGATCATTAGATCTATGAAGAGTTATGAAGCAGGAGGATCAACAGATGATTCTTGTTTTGATGGCGGAGGTAAAAAATGTAAAAAACCACGTACAATTAGAGTAATGTCATCCAAAGAAAAAGCAGGACTTGCTGCTAAAATAGCAGGTGGTGCAGGAGCCGCAATAATTGGTGCAGCTGCAAATAAAAAATATGGTCTTATTGATAAACTTAAAGAAAAATTAAATTTAAAAAAAGGAGGCCCAGTTAAAAAACAAAATGGTGGCCCAATAGGAGATGGTAAATTTTTAAAGAACCATCCTAAAATTGCATCTAAAATTGATAATGCAAAAACAGTAATAAACAATGTAAAAAAAATAGTAAAACCAAGAACTAAAGGATAATTTTTAATTACATCTCTCTAAGTATAGGAATCCAGGTAAGTTAATTTATCTGGATTTTTTTTGTTTAAATATTTTTAGTTTAAACTTTTATTGTATATTTGTCTAAACTTAAATTAATATAACATGGAAAACCAAAATGAAAATCGTGTTTTTACACCTGAAGAATTAGATTATAAAAAAAAAGAAATGCTAAAGTTTTATAAGGATTCTGTTCCTTATTTAAAAGCTCAACTTGATCATGAAACTTTATTAATGCAGATTGATGATGTAAGATTTAAAAGAACAAGCATTCAAGTAAATTATGCAATGCTTATGAATCAAGTGGAAGATAAGTCAGAAAATGAAAATGCAGACTCCTTAATTAATCAGGAAGAAGAAATTCTTAAAAAATAAAAATTATGGCTTTAGTAAGTCAAGTACAAAAAAAAGTAATAATGTCTAAAAAAGATATTATTAAATATCAAATTTTAACATATTGTTATATTAATAAACTTATGTTGTCTGATTCTTATTTAGAATGCTTGACTTTACTATCCATTATTGGACCAATAGAATTATCTAGTTTTTGTTTTGAAGCATCAGATGATTATATAATTTTTAAATCTGAACAAACAGTTAGAAATTGTATTAATAAATGTAAGAAAAATAAATTAGTCTTAAACAATCCTGTAAATAAAAGATTGATAATGATAAATCCTGATTTACAAATTCAAAAAGAAGGTAGTATACTTTTAGATTATAAATTTTTTGCTAAATGAATCCTAAAAAATGCTCTACTTTATTTAAAGAATTGTCTGAAGATTTAAATTTACCAAAAGAATTAATAGAAGATTTAATACAAAATTATTATGAAGAAGTAAGAAATAATTTAACTAACTTAACTAATCCAAGAATTAATGTTGAAGGTTTAGGTCAATTTGTTGCTAGACCAGTTTTAATAAAATCTTCTATAGAAAGGTATAGAAAAGCTTTAATTTCTCATGATACTTCTACATATAAAGCATATTATAATAAAAAAATGCTAATAGATAAACTTAAAGCTCTTGAAACTTTAAATGAAAAGTTAAACATAATTAAATCAGAAAAAGAAATATTTAAAAATAAGAATAATGAAGAATGTACTTAATATTATTTGGCAAAATAAATCTCAAATATTTGAAGGAATAAAAAATTCTATAATTAGAGATGAAACTGTAGAAGAAATATCTAGACTCAGATATGACATATGTAATGAATGTCCAAGTAAAGGTAAAAAATGTGCTGTAAAAGGAACTGCCCCATGTTGTAATGAATGCGGTTGTTCATTAACATTTAAAACTAGATCATTATCATCTGAATGTCCACTTAATAAATGGCAAGCAATTCTTACAGAAGAACAAGAAGAAGAAATTGAAAAATTATGAGTATACTATTTAACGCAAAAGATCATAGCTATAAAAGTAATGATGATTCAGAAATAATTTGGATAAGTGTAACTACATTGGTTTCTCACTTTAAAAAACCATTTGATGCTGAAAAAATAGCAAAGAAGGTTATTAAAAATAAAAAATCTAAGTGGTATGGTCTTACCCCAAAAGAGGTTGTAACAATTTGGAATGCAGAATCTCTTAGAGCATTAACTCTTGGAACATATTATCATGACCAGAGAGAATCAGATTTATGTTCTTTTGCTTCAATAGAAAGAGAAGGTATTACAGTGCCTGTATTTAAACCTAATAATTTAAGTAATGGTTTTAAAATAGCACCATCACAAAAACTAGATCCAGGTATATATCCAGAACATATGGTTTATTTAAAATCAATTGGTATTTGTGGTCAATCAGATTTAGTTGAAGTAGTTAACGGTAATGTAAATATTATTGATTATAAAACAAACAAAGAAATAAAGAGAGAGTCTTATAAAGATTGGGAAGGATTATCTGAAAAATTAATGTCACCTATATCTAATTTAGATGATTGTAATTTTAATCATTATGCATTACAACTTAGTATTTATATGTATATTATATTAAAGCATAATCCTAAATTAAAAGCAGGCAAAATATTTATACATCATATATTATTTGAACAAGAAGAAACAGATAAATGGGGCTATCCTATTGCTAAATTAGACAGTGATGATAATCCTATTGTTAAAGAAGTTATTCCAATACAAATGCCTTATCTGCTTGATGAAGTAATTAGTGTTATGCATTATATAAAAGATAATAAAGATAAAATTAAAAAGAAATGATTGTAAGACTTTTTGATGTTCAAAATGGAATAGTTATACCAACAGAACATTGCTATACACTAAAAGCTTTAAAAGATATAATGGATAACTATCCAGATGATTATCTTAAAATATATTTATATCTTTTTTATATGACCTGTCCTAATCCAGATATGAATCCCTTTTTTCATACACCAGATATAGATAAAGAACTTCTGATTCTAAAAGAAATAGAAGCTAACTTTTCTGTTGATGATGATGATGTCCATATAGCTCTTCAGTTTTGCCAAAGGATGTATGAGACACCAACATCTAGAGCATATAAAGGTATTGCATCTATGTTAGATAGATTAGCCAGATATATGGAAACACAAAGTATTACAGATGGTAGAGATGGCAACATTAATTCTATTGTTAGTGCTGCTAAAAACTTTGATCAAATAAGATCTTCTTTTAAAGGAGTGTATAAAGATTTACAAGAAGAACAATCTAGCAAAGTGCGAGGAGGTATAGGCATGGCATATGATCAATAATCATGAGTGAGATATATCAAGATATACC